AGAGCGGCTGTCGTACGGCCGGCGGATGCTTGGGAGGATGAACTCGGCGACAAGAGGAATAAGGGGAAGTCAGCGGCAGCAACGAATTAGGACGAACGCGGGGAACATTGAGTATGTAACCAGTCTGACCTTTTAACGTTTACATAGACCGATATCACACGGAGGCCACTTTCACATGCCTAACAATCCGAACAAGATCCTCCTGTCCACACGGCACGAGGAACTTATCGTCAATCGCTACCCGGCCGGCGAGGATGGACTCATAAAGCCTGGCCACCTGATCGAGCAGTTCAACCATAACACGCTAGGTATGGCGTGGCAGCGAAATTCATCGGCTACCAATATGCCACAAATGATGGTGGCGTTGCCGATGGATATCGTAGGCCAGGGGATCGACACGCCGTATGTGCTTGGGGATAACTTGGTAGCGCACCCGCTTCACTCGGGAATGGTGTTCTACGGGATCTTGCCATCCGGGCAGAATATCACCCGCGGCGATAAGCTACAGTCGAATGGCGACGGCAACCTTAAGGCGGCGTCACCTGTCACGGCGGCAGGCGGGGTCGCCAAGTTCATCGCACAGGAGACCATCGGGCCGATTAACGTGCCGACTAGAGTTCGGGCGATGGTGCTGTAGGCCACCGAGCGACGAAATATTATACTATACTATATCAAACTACACTACAGATAGAAAGGGTTTTACCGTCATAGCTATCTGCTCTTAGGAGATTTCACATATGCCACTCGCCGCCGGAGTCACGGGTCCTAACCCGTCATTTACTGCAAACCCGAACGGTACAATCTTAGAGGGTGTGCCGTCTGAATACTGGCATAACCCTATCGGGTATATTCGTTCATGCACGCCGCCTATGCCACAGTCGCGCAACCCAGAGTACGAAATCCGCAACGGCGCACCTATCCCTCTTCACGCAGAGGAACTGATCGATCGCGCTATCAAGTCAGTGGGGCTGAAGCGCTTGAAGATCCTAGCCGATCTATTGAATGCCGGGCTGAAATTCGTAGTCCCAGATTGGCTCGGCGTCATGGCCGTGCGGTGGCAGCGTGAAGGTGTCGTTGGTAATCCGCAGTTCTCCATGCTGCCTAACACACAAATGGAGGATTTCGGCCTGGACCTCGACTTGGTGTCGCTGCCGATGTATTGCCTGTCGAACGGATTCAATATCCACCCGCGGCTGTTTGAAGAGTGGCAGCGGTATGGTACGCCGTTGGATCTTCGCAGCGCCAAGCAAGCGGTACGCCGGCAGAATGAATTCCTGGAGCTTTCTATTATCTGGGGCGCGCCGATTCAGTCGATGGGCCTGCCGGTGCCGGGCATCCTCACTGCGCCGCATGCCAACTTCGTACCGCTCACTGGTGCGCTTTCGTGGTACGACGCCAACAAGACCGGCCAACAGATCATTGGCGATATCAGCACCATGATCGACGCGGAGAACGCCAATAACCACTACGGACCGTTTTGGCTGTATGTTGGTACTAAGGCAGGTAATCACCTCCAGAGTCTGGACTACAAGACTGCGGCATCCGCGTCGTCAATGTCTACGTGGGAGCGGATCGCGGAGATGCCGTCGATCGGTCGAATCGAGATCGCCGACTATCTCCCGGCCGACAATCCGGTCATGATCGACCCGGACGATAGCGTTATCGATGTGCTCTACGGGCAGGCGCCTACACAGTTGAGCTGGATGACCGGGCCGAATGGGTTACAGACACGGCACTTCATGGTGTTAAGCTCGATCGTGCCGCGGATCATCGAGAGCCAGACGAACCAGTCGGGGATTGTTGTTGGAAAGTTGAACCAGGGCGATGTGCTTACCTCGCCGTGGCAGTCGTTACTGGTGTAAACGGAGAGTAAAGTACCGTACATATATAAATAGACTATACGGAGGAAACCATACATGCAAGTCCGTGTGATGCATGGGCCAAAGGCGACAGACTATACGACATATCACAACTGCCGCGGTGTAGTCGTGAGCCGACAAGGGGATGAGATCATCGCTAGATGGAAGTCTGGCGATGACGAAGATAGAGACGTTCCGTATATGGAGAAACGTGTGCCACACGATGGCCACGAGATATTTGTAATGGGGGATAACGGAAAAACCATTACGGGGTACCGGATCAAGGGGCAGAATGGTGGGTATAACGGCGGTACCGTCAACGGAGATGGCGGCAATGGAAACGCTTAGTCAGCCGGAAGTTGTTAAGCCGAAATATCTATACCTTATAACCGCTGGCGTTGTCGTCATTCCGGGCTATGTCGGGCCGGCGCCTGATTATATCTGGAATAAGGGTGAAGTGCTGGGGGTCGGTAGTACAGTGGAGTTGACAGAGGAAGACGCGCGTGGGATCGGCGTGCACAGGGTTAGGAGGGTGGATACGACCACACATACGCCCGTGTCCGTGCCTGTGTCGCCTACAACTATGCCTACACCAGTGCCCGCACCGATCCCCACCGTAGCCACTACGGCGGTGGCTGTGGATACGGATTGGACGTTCGTCTCCACGATGACAGTGCCGGACGTCGTGGCATTGATCGACAGCATAAACGACGTCGATTCTCTCTCTTCCATCTATGAAGCGGAGAAAGCCAGCCTAGATCGTAAGGGGGTGCTTAACCGTGCGCTATCTCGTATTGCTACGTTGAGAGGGGGTGAGAAGTAATCGTCTATGCCTATTACCATCGATGCGACTGTTAACGGCGCCAACGCCAATTCATACGTGACAGTGGACGAATTCACGTCCTACTGTGCCACACGTGTACCTGTCGTGATATGGCTGGCAACTGCCACAGCCGACTTCATAGCGGTGTGCATTATCACAGGGACTAGGCTATTCGACGCTTCGTTTGATTGGACAGGCGTCGCCGCCACGGCGACTCAGCGGCTAGCGTGGGGCCGCAATGGAATGTCCACGCGGAATGGGTACGGAATAGACGGCGCTACTATTCCCGGCGATCTCAAAGCTAGTGTATGTGAGTTTATTATCGCTGTGGGGGATTCGGCTGTACAAGGCGCTAACCGTGCCGGCGATGATCAGGCGGCTAGAGCGAACGTCGCGGGGGTGAAAGCAGGCCCGGTGGAAGTGAGATTCCAGTCCGTTAATACGTTTACGAGAGAATCTGCGGATGTGACGATTAGGCGAACGTGGCCGGAGTTGAACTATGCTAGTTTAACGGTGCCGGATATCGTAAGGTATTTGCTTCCGGAGTCGTGGTATAGACGGGCGAGTGTGATGCAGACGATACAATTTAGAGTGTCATGACCGTGGGGAGGCGTCAACGATGAAGAATACCTATTGCACATACTGCGGAAGCGTATATCACCCGACTAGCCACTGCCCTAAGACGTATAACGGCTCAGCTAACAGAGCTCGTCTAAGATGTGCGTATTGCGGCGGCACAGATCATAATGCAGACGCTTGCTACCGCTCGCGTCATTTACCTGGCCTAAGCCTCGTCCGTTGTGTGGCCGTCAGAATCGAGTTAGGTACCTAACTCAGCCCGAGGAGGACTATAACACAATCCCAAGCCGGCTGTATCCCGGTAAGTAAGGCGTAAATAGCCACCACCCCGTCCGTCCTCAAAAAGGAGCCCATCTCTATGGCCTTCCCCCTCGAAATCGTCCGCTCTGGGATTGTCCTTGCCAACGGCCTCACCAAAGGGCTACAATGCAAGGTGAAGTTTGAAGCCGTCACGGGACAAGGGGCTAACGGCCGGACATACGCCGCGCCCATCTATATAGATGCCGCAGTGGATATGACAACTAAGGAACGGGTGAGACCGGACGGGAAGATATTGACTATCGCGGCGACGGTGACGGTTGTGGGAGATATACCGGCTAATGGGACGGTTATCGTGGGTAATCCACGGCGTGAGCCTGTAGATCCACGCGATAGGGTGACGTTGCCGAACGGGTTTACCGGGCCTATTATCAGTGCGCCTGGTAGTGTTATCGACCCGGGTACAAATCGCGGATTGATCCATGTGATAGAGCTGGGGGCGGTATAGATAACTAATCAAAAAGATAAAGAGAGGAGTAGATCAAATGCCATTCACCAGATTCTATAACAAAACTACACTAGTAAAGGATTTGCCGCTTGACGACTACGAGGCGATGGTAGATCACTTCTACTTGCGCTATTACGGGTGGTTTTTAGAACCTATTGAGGACTTCCCGCGAACCGGCCATGACGCTTTTGTAGCATTAATCTCTGTCTGTACGATGGCGGCGCAGATAGGTGGTCTATTATATCCATGTAGTTTATTTGATAGTCCGGAAGATAATCGCACGGCCGAATTCGCTACGCTACTAGAGCATTGGTTTGGCGATAGTTTTCCGGTATTTGTGATAACCGAACCCTCTGATGCACTCACAGACACCGGACTAGCTGCCAGATTCTACAAGAGTGTATTTAACGGTAGCGGTTCTGATCCGTCTGTAGGAATATCCGGTACTGGCGTATTGCATACGCGATCTGATGATGGCGTAGATGTTATCGATCCTTGGGTTTTACGTGACAAGGTAAAGGAAGCGTTTGAAGAGTGGTGCTGTACGGCCAAAAAAGCGTATAGTGAGGAGGGTCGTGAGCTGTATATGCAAGCGTTCCGCACGGCAGCCGGGCTAGACAATTAGTCAGACCTAGACAAATAAACCATACTATACTATAAAAGAAAAAGAGGACGAGACCATGAGCGAACTCAGATATTTAACGGATGCAGAGTTAGAGCAGGCATATTTCGACGAATCAGAGATTTTCGCTGATACACCAGATCGCGGCCTTGTTAAGGGCCGTTTGAAGGCGATGATGCGGTCCGCTAACGGGGCACCCGCGAAATACACGTTTATATACGGTTACAAGGTGGACACAACCGATGTCGGAGAAAGCCCATACCGTATCGGTAGATTTATAGGTACTGCGGGATTTTTTCTTAGTGATATACCCGACCAGGCCGCTATCACCCGCCACGACATCGCCGTCGTTATGATCACGACCGACCGTGTACCGTCGTATTTCGCGCAAACTTGCCAACTACTCCGCGAGTCAGAAGGGCTAGACAGCTTCCTCGATATCGAGCGGTCTGGTGTGGCTATTTCCACGTTTATAGATTCGAATCATAAGCCGAATCGTAACGCCGCGCAGGCGCTCGGATGGGGGGCCAGTCAGAATCGCAAATGGGTGTTATTCCTAGAAGACGACCTTCGATTCTGTAATCGATTCATTGACTCTGTGGCGGCGTGGCTATCAAAATATCATAGCGCTTTTGACAACGGTTACGAACGGTACACCGCATCCCCTATTTACCTTTTTGGTTCTGCGTCCATTGTCGATACTCCTAAATCGAAAGGTATACATACTGTCTACGAAGGATTACCTCACGGTGACGAGTGGGCATCCGTACCTATTGAGGGTTTTTACGGTACGCAAGCTTTTGCAATTCTTGCAGAAGACGCAGCGAGTTTAGCTCAACATCTGGCGGCAACCGACGATCCGGTCGGACAGTATGACTTGTCTATAGCTAAATGGTGTCATGATTGCTATCCACGCGTACAGTATTTCGTCACTTCTATACCCTCTTTCGTCCAACATATCGGTGAAGAGTCTAGTATTCGTCCGGGTGGACCACATTTTACTTTCCCGTCGTGGCCGGGTGAGAAGTGGAGTTATTTACAACAGGACATAGACGATAAACGCAAAGAAGCTGTAGAGGGTATATTCGCTGAGGTTGTAAAGGGTGGTGGTAGGTTCGCAGAAATACCAGGCTCCGATAGCGACGGCAATCTCCGACCACAATCGGCTTTAACTTCCGTCAAACCTTGTAATCTGATTTGCACCCGCTGCGGCAAGCCTATAGACGAAATGGACGTATCTGTGGGAGATCGAAAGGCCGGTAATAACAGTCCAGGATATAAATTTGCGCACTACGGCTGCTACTTCGCTGATGAAATATCACATCCTTTGCGCGATCCTGCGGTCCGCGCCGCTTACAAACGCGGCGATATTCTCGACGGGCAACGCAGAATGTTGTCTTATTTGGAACAGCAAGAGGTGTGCAGTCCAGAAAAGGGCTGCGGTGTGGCCGCCGACGATCATTTCAAAAACCCTGACCGTATTTTGGTGTGCGATGCGCCGCCTAAAGCTAATTTCTATAGCGCCGGGCAAGTAGCGAAAGATGCAAAGAAGATGGCCGCTATTATCACAGACGGTTATGGGCCCGACATAGTGTTAGCGCCGCCGTCTCAAATACCATCGCCAGAGCAATCGTCAGAGGATACCTTAACGATTAAACCCGGTATGCTTATCCAGTACAATAATGCCACCGCAGTAGCTATGTCCTCTAGTACGGTACGCACCTGTACTAATCCGATTTGTCAAGACCGCACACCGAGTGACGCAGAAGATCTGCCGCCCGAAGTCGCGTACGATGACAACGACGGCAAAGGCGACCTCTCCGCTCCCATCCTCACAACCTCTCGCCGTGTCCGTGCCGAGGACTTCCGCTCTGACTGGTTACGCCAATTAGCGGCGGAAATGAATGAACCTGTCAGAATGCACAGGAAGTTGTGGGAGTATGCGGCGATTGCAAAAGTTTATCTAGAAAGAGTGCCGCGCGCTGGATATCGTGCGTTCGACGCAACCGGGTACCTACGTCCACACGTTCTCGGTTTTGGCGTAGGCCGCGACCCCTTAGCTGTATGGTTTGCCAGTCGCGGCGCCGTTGTCGTCGCCACGGATAAACCCGAAGAGACGACTAGCGATGATTGGAAGTTAACCGGCCAGCACGCGAGCGGGAAAGATCAATTGCGACGGTTGAAGAGCACGACGGATGGGGATTGGAAACGTATTACGTATATGCCGTGTGATATGAATGACATCGCTGTCAAATGGGCCGGCGGGGTTGACATGTTATATGACCTCACGTGGTCTTGTGGTTCATTCGAGCATATCGGCGGCATTCAAGCATCCATCGACTTCTTCGTCCGTCAAATGGCCTGCCTCAAGCCTGGCGGCGTAGCTGTCCATACCACGGAGTATTCTACACTTCACACCATGCTTGACTCGCCAGACCTATGCTTACTCCGCTCGTGTGATATCGCTATTATCGCTAGAAGACTAGCGGAACAGGGCGACTTACTCCTCCCATTCGACCCCACGCCAGGGAATGAGCCGGCTGATTTCTATATTGATCGGCCGCCGTATCCGGGCAATCTAGTTACACCGGTAGAGGGGGCTATCCCGGCAAGTGCGAAGCTAGGCGCTATCGGTCCGTGGCATTTATCGATGGAAGTGGGTGGGCATGCTACGACATCAATTGTGCTGATTGCAATACGTGGTAATGGCGCGCACGACAAACTCACTGACAGCGAAGTCTTACAAACGGCAAACGCTAATCGTGAACTGAAAAGCTTATTTTTAGCCGGCAAACCTGATAAAACCATTAAGCCATCTATCCTCTTCCTCGGTGATGCTGTAGTATCTAGCGGCTTTGCAAAGTCAACTCACTCCGTATGCAACTATCTTTTCTATCATGGTTGGGATGTACGCGTCTGCGGAATGAATTACTATGGGCAACATATGACAGCTGAGGATCATGCGCGTTATCCGTATCCCATTCACCCCGCATTCGACCCCGTCCATGGCCCATCTTCGCCGGATGGCTCTACTCTTCTCCCGCGATTGATCTACGATTACCGCCCCGATATTGTCGTAATCCAACAAGACCCGTGGAATATCCCAACTTACACTCGTGCGATAGATCAGGCGTTCTCAGCTATCGATCGCGCTACCCCTCCCATTGTCGGCTTCCTAGCTGTGGACGGCGCCAACCAAGCTGGTATGCCATTGAATCGTCTTGCGGCCGTGGCAACATGGACACAATATGGATTATCGGAATTACGCTCGGGTGGTTATACAGGCCCGGGCTACGTTATTCCGCTCGGCGTCGATACTGAGGTATTCCGGCCGCTCGACCGTCAAGCGGTTCGCCGGAAATTCGCCGAATCCGTTCGCGCGATGCCCGGGAAGCTAGCCGACGACATCGACATAGAGACGACATTTATCGTCGGATTCGTAGGGCGGAATCAGCCGCGGAAGAGGATCGATTTACTCCTGCAATCATTCTCAGAATGGATTCGCGGCATTCACGGCAACGAACCAGTCGCCAATGCCATGCTCGTCCTACACGTCGGGCCTACCGGCGACACGGGATTTGACATTCCATCTCTCGTTAGGTATTGGAAACTTGACGGGCGCACTATTGTCTACACGCCAGAGATCGGTCAGGGCGAGACCGAGGAATGGCTTTGTGAGCTATATAACACATTCGATCTATTCGCCACGTGTACACAAGGCGAGGGGTTCTGGTTGCCAGGATTTGAGGCAGCAGCGTGTGGCGTGCCGATTGTAGCACCGAGGTATTCAGCGATAAGTGAGCTATTCGGCAGATCTGCTATGATGGCCGAGTGTGTGAGTACGATAGCCAGTGCGCCGATCAATGGCGCTATGTCTACATTAGGCGGATTGGTATCTATTATACACTTCGTCGAAATACTAAATAAGATGTATAGCGCTAGGAGTCTGCGTGACGGGATAGCCGAGAATTGTTTGCGATTGTCCAGTGAATATTCTTGGCAATCAACCGGCTGTCATTTCGAGCAGATGTTACGTGCTATACTAGGTTTTTTAGAAACTCTCGATATTGACGACGACAACGACAGCTAGACGACACGTATACTCCGGCCATGGCCTACTACCTTGAACTCATAGCCATTCAACGCCCGTTCGCTATCGGTCACGATGACGACGGGCGGGCGTTATTCTCTTTCAATCTCCGCGCGATCGGATTCGGAACCAACTCCACTTGGGAGGATGACATCGCCACCTTGATTTCCGGGGCCGGTCTTGGTACTCTGTGGTCTGACATGTTCATAGGATCATCGGCGGATATTCCATCGGGGTCGGCGAATACCACGCCGTATATAGAGATCATCGGTACCGGTGGAATGGCTACAAAATTCACAGCCGAAGATAACCAGCTACCCAATTTGAGCGTACAGATCATGGTGCGCGCTGCCGGATACCAGAATGCACAGGTGAAAGCTAATCAGATATTCGAACTGTTGAACGGAAAAAGGAATTTTCAAGTATAAACCACGTCACACTACTATATTATACCATGCCGCGCCATACCACACCACGACCATACCACATTATCCTTATCGAAAGGAGACTACCCCATGACCTCGCCTTGACCTCTCCGTTATCGAAATAAGGAGCCCCTGCCATGCCCGTCACCCCTCACGGCCCACAAGCCGGCCACGGCGTTGTAATGTCGCTCGAATTAGACCCGGTCGGCGCCCCGGGCGTATTCACTCGTCTCGCCAATATAACCTCCGGCATCGACCTCCCCAAACATGACCGGCGTGAAGCTGAGATAACAGCCCACGACAATACCATCGATGATTGGATGCTGTCGGTTCCGATGCGGGACGTACTAACCGTTACGGCGGCGTTTTGTTTCGACAACCCCAGCCACGACCACGTAACGGGCGCAATCAAGCTTTATTATTGGGGCGGAACCTTCGGTGTCAAGTTCGACGGCCCGGCATATCCTAACGGCGATTCCTCTGGATTCTATATGGCCAGTGGACAGTTGAAAACATATCAGATCAAACAGCCCAACCTTCAGGGTGAGCGCCAGTTAGACCTCACCTTCCGTTTCCGTGGACCGGAGATCATTTCCGCGCCGGCCACCGGTGCCGTTCGTTACGGTACGTAAAACGCTAAGATATAACGACAGTACCGATAAGGACACTAACTTAGACGATAACAGAGGAGACTATCACCATGTCACCAAACCTCACTGCCGCCCTACTCGCAGAGCGCGCCAAGCGCGTTACCGCCGTCGATATCCCGGAGATCAACGCAACCGTCCACGTACGTAAGCCGTCGTATAACGAGGGTCGGGACTATGCTAGAAAAAGCACAGCTGTGACGATGGCCGGTGACGGTCAGGACAATAGCCAAGACGCTCGGATTGCCCTAATGGAGGACATGCTCATCCTCTTGGTTGTCGACCCTGAAACCATGGAGCCGTTGTTCTCCGTAGACCATCGCCCGTCCGATATCTTCCCGGTAGAGGAATTCATGGCATTCATGCTGACGTGTCTGAATGCGACGGGCATTCTAAATACCACACTGGTGACCACGGCGGCGGCCACTGCGGAAGCGTCAGAGACGCCAGGAGGTGAAAAGGAAGCCGGCCCTTTGGAGGATGGGACCGCAAGCAGCCTTTCACTAGTGGAGACGGCAGGGACAACGGCAGAGGAGACGACAGAGAAGGAGACGTTAGAGACGGCGGCCCCGGTCTCGACCTCGCCGAATGCCACCGGTTCGTCTACCGTCTCGCCGCCCAACTAGGTATATGGGACGTCGAATCATGGCTAAGTGATCCATGGGCCGGGTTGACATGGGAACAATTCGGACTATGGATTCAGTATTACACAGTAGAGCCGTTTGGCGAAGAGAGAGAGGACTACCGGATCGGAACTTTGATAGCATTAACGGCGAATATTAACCGTGATCCGAAGTCAAAACCCGATCCGTTCACACCTTACGATTTTATGCCATATATGAGACGGCCGGAAGCGCACGAGAGCGAGGAGGATATACACCATCGTCAATTGGAGAAGTGGGAAGCGTTCGTGATTGAATCAACGGCGGCAGCTATGGCGAGGTCGAAAAAGGTGATGTGAGTGTGATTAGGGGCGTCTTACTTCTAAAACCTCGATACGACCCCGGTACGTACGTACGGAATAAGAAAGGTGGTCGCATGGGTTGGCACGAAATCCTTTATAAGAGTTGTTTGGACATCGCCGCCGGCCGTCCCACAGACGAGCCCACAGGCGAAACCCTCATGCTCGACAGTGGCACGTCCAACTTTAAATGGATGTCTGCGGCGTGGTGGTATGGGTGGGCGCTGGCTAGTGGATCGTCCAGCAAACTCGCAGCCGCACAGGAGCGTGTCCTATCTCTCTACGCTGAGGAACGCCGTACGGGTCATCAATTACTAGAGCAGACCTGCCCATCCCCGCACGACAATTTCCATCGTATGGCCCATGCCGTTATACGCGCTCTAGTTGTAAAACAATCACAATACCTTACGTCTGTAAACCAGGCTCGCACGGGTGTTATCGGCGAGCAGAACGCCATATGGTGGGGATGGCGATTAGCTCTCGACCGCGCAGGGGCTACCCCAGACGGCCAGATCATCCTGCCCGGCTGTCGAGGCGACGGCGCGCCGCTGAGTCAAGTAGCGGATTCCATCTATCGCATGTGCATGGGACTGCCGCAGCGTGGGCCGGCCGCACGCGAACCATGGTGGCAAGATCCGGCGTACGGCGGCGGCGCTCCGTCGATACTGAGAGATCTAATGGGGCCGGGGCCGTGGAAGATAACCATTCCCGATCTGCCAAAGTTGCGGTTGAAGATGGAAGGGACACACTATAGCGGAGGATTCAAACTGAGTCTAGCAGGATCGCCCGAACGAACACCTATTATATCGGAAGTGTCTGTCCGTTTCAATGCGCCCGGACAGCACAGAATCGAATTCGTCAAGGATTGGGATGAGTCGACACGGGCGGTACTCTAGTGCCTACGTCGTTAACACCAGACTCGATAGCCAAACTCCACCGTGATTTTCTCGCGCGCGTGATAGCCGCTGTGGACGGTGAAGGAGATAATTTCCTAGCTGCTACACAAGCGGCGGTCCCTGTAATAACGGGTGCGTTGAAAGCGTCCGGCAAGAAGTCGGATGTCGTAGTGGACTCCGCTACCGGTTCGGTGTCCGTAACTGTCTCTTATGGCAATCCGTCCGCTCCGTACGCCGCATACGTCCACGAAATCCCAACCGGCCAGCATCCTAAATACGTGGAAGGTCCGTTGAACGAGCTATCACCCGGGCTAATGTCACGTATCGCTAGTAAGATTAAGTCGTAACAATCTGCCGACATCTATTACCATCTTACCACCTACCCCATGGACGTCGGCACCGCACAAGGCGCAATCGTAATAGACGATAAATTTTCGTCCGTCTTCGCCTCATTCCAATCCGGCACATCACAAATATTAAAATCCGTTTCCGATCTAGTTGCCAAGCTAGACGCGCTCCACACTCCCCAAGAGCGCACGAAAACGGATGCTGAAAAGGCCGAGGAAGCCCAGCGTAAGTCAGCGGTTACGATCAATACCGTAACCGAATCCTACCGTCGCCTAGTCTCACAGCTAGACCCTGTTGTCGCTGGCACTAAGAAATATGAAGACGCCCACCGCACGTTATCACAAGCAGTCGAACACGGCGTAATCTCACACCATCAATACGAATCTGCACTTGACAAAGCTAAAGAGAAGTTCCTCGCGGCCGGTGGCGGCGCATCACAATTTGAGCATTTACTCGGTAAAATCACTGAGCTAACCAGCGTAGCCGGCCCGGCCGCAAAAGAAGCCGCTGAGAAGATCGGCCTATTAGGCGAAAAAGCTGCTGGCGTCACTGAGCTAGTATCGTCGCTAGGACCGTTGACGCCTATACTATTAGCTGTGGCCGCCGCTGTGGCTGTAATAGGTGTCGCTTGGAAAGGATTTGAATTAGCGTCCGATTTCCTCAAAGAGGCTATTAAAGAGGGCGCCGAGTTTGAGCAAACCGTAGCCAAGTTGAATAACACACTTAAAGCTAACGGTTCAGCGTCCGGCCTATCCGCGCACGAAATACTGGAATTCGCCGAGTCATTATCCGTAGCGACGGCTAGACCTACAGCGGAAATTACCAAGGGTTTAGCTGTACTTACACAATTCCAAAAGATCGGTCATGATACGTTTGAGCGCGCGTCGAGGGATATTCTCGACTACGCACAACAGGTAGGCACCACACCCGAGGAAGCGTTTCAGAAATTCGGCCGTGCGCTCGAAGGTGGCCAGCGTGGATTACGTGCGCTTGAGGAAGTCGGCGGCGTATTCCGACAGTCACAAAAAGCTACTCTACGCCAAATGCTCGACAACGGCGACGTTATCGGGTATCAGACGTTACTACTCAAGATCCTAGAGGAGCACGTCAAAGGTGCCGCTGCTGCCTATGAAAAGACATTCAACGGTCAAGTAGCGCAAGCTAAAAATGTACTGATTGATCTCAAAGAAAGCATAGCTAACCAAGTCTTACCTGCGTTAGAGGATCTTGTTAATGATCTTGTTGGTTCTGTCGGCGGATGGGCGATAGTTCGTGCCGGTATTAAGGACCTCGGAAAAGACATCGGCGAGTTTATTCGTTCGGCGATATATCATATAGCTATATGGTACCACGAATGGGAAGAGCTAACCTGGCGCGTTAGTGCGAACGTTCAAGCTGCGTTCGGCACTCTTATCGGCGGTAGTCTAGACGGACTGGCTAAGCTGTTTGAATTTTTAGGCCACATACCTGGTGTATATAGTTCTGTCTTTTCAAGTTTAGCCGTCTCGGCTAAAGGTGTGGCCGATAGCGTAACGGATCACTTCGCTAAAGGGTCTGGCGAAGCGATGCGGCATGTCGGGGAGGAGACTTTAGCGATAGCTACCCTCACGACGCAGTACAGAATACACCGTACTGTGCTTGATGGCGACACAGAGGTACAGAATAAACACGCCTCGTCAGTCGATAGTGTAGCCGGAAAAGTCAAGGATTTAGCTGCCACGTATGATGAGGTTAATAAGGCACTTCAAGCGTATTCCGACAAATTATCAGACCAAGAACATAAACTTTCGCTATCCAAGGATTCGACCGAAGCGCTTCTAGCTGCTGCGAAAAAGGGGTTGTACGAATATGCTCTTGAGAAAGACGCTCAGGACCGCCTAAACGCCGTCACGGCGCAAACGATTACGTTAGACAGGGAGCATCGCACAGAGATAGAAGCGCTAACGGCCGCACACGACAAACTAATCAAACTAGGCAAGACCTCGGACGCCGCCTCTGTCAGCGAAATCATCAAACGTCAAAACGACGAATACGTTAAACAACGCGCCCATATTGCCGGGTTAGTCAATGATAAAATTACACTGGCCAATCGTGAGAGGATTCAGCTGGCCGTAGATAACGAGGAGAAGTCTCTCCTCGACCAACTAGCTATATCGCGCGCCAAAATTACAGACGCTGAAAACGGCAATACCGATGCCACTCGCAAATTAAACGCCGAAATCGCGGCAGAGAAAGACCGTCTAGCCTTATTGCCGCCAGTCATCCGGCTATATTTCGAAGGCTTGCGTGATTCGAACGTTGAAGCCATCAAGCTCTTAGACACAACGAAAGGCATAGCCGGTCTACGTCTTCAGGCGCAATTCGATGTCGCTGTTTCTAATATAGATTCGTCTCTCTCGTCCAATCTACAGCAGATAGAGGCCAAATATCTTGACTTCCTACGTTCTATCGGACTTGGCAGTATCGATGAAGGCACGCGTCTTCTCCAGGATTACGCTACTGCTCACAAGGTCACACTCGATAAGCTAACCGCCGATATAAAGGCAGCAATCGGTCAAATCGACGACGCTAGGACCGTAGCAAGATATCGCAACGCCGACAAAACCCCGTTCGATGTATACGTCGAGGAGCGTGCAAATATCGAGCGGCTAATGTCGGCTAGCGAAGACGAGGTACATCTAACTGTCTCTGCCGGTCAAGCTGCGATATTAAAACTCGAACAAGATCATTGGCACTCCGTTGTCAGTACATGGGCCGGCGCACTGCAAACGCTCGGCTCTGTCACGGGCGGATTCATTGCCAAGCTCGCTCAACTCGCTCAGATATTACAGAATTCCCAAAGTGTAAGCAGCGGTGTAAGCAGCGGTGTATCTCAGCTCGGCGGGTCGTCGGCACTATCTGGCGGTGCGGGCGCAATTGCCGGTGAAGTCTATCTAGTCTACGCAATCAAGGCATTCTTTGAGGCGCAATGGGAGGAGGAAGCGCGGCGTCAGTTCGGCACTGTTGGTGAATTCATCATCTCCAATATGCGCGAGCATATTACTCAGCTTGACGAGAACAGTGCACAGTCTATCCGCGCTATACGTCAAGTAATTGATAATTTCGCGGAAGCTATAGGCGGGACCGTTACTGATCTAGCTAAAATAGGAATCCAGGTACGCAACGACGGCAAGGCGTTCGCTGCGTATGTTGAGGATAAATTTCTCGGGTACTTTGCCAGTGCTGACGAGGCTATCAAGGCCGCTGTTACTGCCGCACTACAAGATCCTAAATCATCAATCCGCGGCCTGTCGGATCTCGTACGGCAAGGACTGGCCGGGTATAATAGCTCACCTGTCTCGACGCTAGACGATTTAGCGAAATTCCTGACTAAGCTCCGTGAGATATCTGATCTTGGCAAATTGCCGGATCAGATCCAGGTTAAAGCTACACTCGATCATCTAGCTAGTCTAACAGACGCACTATTACAAGTACGCGATGTTACTCCCGCTGTCGCACAAGGTTTCCTTGACCTCGCCGCCGCT